ATGGAAACGACGTGGCAGTTTTGCGCTGGCGTCGTCGCCTCTGAACGTCCCGCGATGGAGACTCTGTCGTGGACAGATGACGAGGGGAACGAGCGCAGCGAAGAGCAAATGGTCAGGGACGAAAACGGCGTCCCAGTGATGGAGACGATCAGCCGAGAGGTGATCGTTTTCGTCCAGACCGATGACCCTGCCGATGCGCTCGCCTTCTACCTGACGACCGAGGAAGGCCAGCTTTGGCCGAACGCAATTCAAAGCGCCTTCATCATCGTCGATCCCGAAGCCGATCAATATGCGGGCGTGAGCCGAACCTACATTCCCGGCTAACGCCGCAAGGAGCTTATGGCGAACACAGTAGTCCTCATCACGACGACAGGATCGGGCACTTGGACGCCTCCCGCAGGCGTGACATCTGCCATGATTGAATGCTGGGGTGGTGGTGCGGGTTCGTCGCAAACCGGATCGAACAGCTTCATCGGTGGTGGTGGTGGTGCGTATTCGGCTTCCACGATTTCAGTCACGCCCGGTACGCCGGTCTCATATCTCGTCGGCGCAGGTAGCGCGACAGTCACCGGGTACTCGTCTGCACCGCTTTACGCGAGCGCTGGTGGTGACACATGGTTCAGCAGTTCATCGACTCTCCTAGCCAAGGGCGCGCAAGCGGCCTCAGGCTCGACCTCATTAGGTGGCGCAGCAGCTTCAGGCGTCGGCACAACCAAATACTCAGGCGGTGACGGAGCCTATCAATCTAGCGGCGCTGGTGGTGCTGGTGGTGGTGCTTCGGCGTCTCCAACTGGCAACGGTGGCAACGCAAGCGCCTCGACCGGCGGCTCTTCACCCGGTGCTGGTGCTGGTGGCGCTCCGTCATCGACCTTCCCCTTCACCGGTAATCCCGGCGCGTCGAACGTGGACGGTGGTGGTGGTGATGGTGGACACCTCAATTGGGTTTCGACCGGTGGTTCTGCTGGTGCTCCCGGTGGTGGTGGTGCTGGTGCGGTTACTGGTGTTCCTGGTGCTCGCGGCCAAATCCGCATCACCTACGCCGTGGCATCTTCAGGTGCGACGGGTACGGGTTCAGCAACTCTTCCCGGTCCCACCGCATCCGCGACCGGACGACTCGCCCTCACTGGTAGCGCAGCGAGTACCCTAGCCGCTCCAACTGCATCGGCCTCAGGGACAAGCACGACATCAGGTGGTGGTGGTGGTGGTGGTGGTGGCACGACCATCATGGCGCTTACGACGGTAGGCACGGGCTCTTGGACCGTTCCATCGGGCGTCACGTCTATCATTGCCGAATTGATCGGTGGTGGTGGTGGTAACTCAACGAACCTGGGCGCTGGTGGCGGTGCTTATTCGAAGAAGACTCTATCGGTCACAGCGGGTTCGAGCATCAGTTTCAACGTCGGTGTGGGCGGTGCTCCTGAAACACCGGTCAACAATTACGACGCCACGGATGGCGGCGACACATGGTTCGTGAACAACACGACGGCTCTCGCTAAGGGCGGCTGGGGTGGTTCATCCACGCACGGCTGGTCACAGGGGCTAGGTGGTTCAGCAGCCAACAGCATCGGTGACATCACATATAGCGGCGGCAACGCGGCAGTCGGTGGTGGTGCTGCGGCTGGTCCGCTTGGAGCGGGTGCAGCAGGAGACGGCGGGACAAACAAGGGTGGTATTGCCGTTGGCAGTTGGACCCTATCAGCCGGTGGAACAGTCGCGCCCGGCAGTGGTGGTGACAGCGGCGGGCCAGCGGTCAACGTGGGTAAGGCCTATGGTGGTGGCGCCGGTGCGATCAACTATGGTGACGTGAGCACTGGCGGCGGCCAGGGTCTTATCGTGATCACCTACACGGTCGCAGGAGCAGGCCCCTCGCCAATCACCGGCACGGGTGCAGCAACCATCCCAGCGCTCTCGGCAGCATCCACGGGCCGACTTGCCCTCACGGGTAGCGCAGCAAGCACTTTGGCCGTTCTCACGGCTTCGGGCGTGGGCTCAAGCTCCACCACGGGTACGGGCTCTGCAACGATCCCAGGTCCATCGGCTGCATCCACCGGGCAACTCGGCCTGTCAGGCACCGCTACGAGCGTCCTAGGGGCTCCTACGGCGTCTGCAGTCGGCACGCACTCAATGCGCGGCACGGCGACCTTTGCGCTCATCACGCCCATAAGCGCCGGTACGGGCAAGCTGTCGCTAGCTGGCACGGGTTCAGCAGTTCTATTGGCCCTGTCGGGTTCCGGCGTTGGACAACTCGGCCAGCCCGCAACAGGCAGCGGCACCCTGGATGCTCCAACGGCATCGGGTATCGGCTCAAGCTCCCTCACGGGTTATGGCGATGGCCAGTTGTCGGCGCTTACCGGAAGCGCGTTGGGTGGTGGTTCAATTCCACCGCAAACAGGAACGGGTTCAGCGACTCTCTTGGCGCTATCGGGTTCGGGTCTATCTCGTCTCGGTCTCACGGGCATTGGAGCAGGAACCCTACAGAAGCCCCTAGGCGCTGGTCAGGGCAGCTTGGGTCAACGCGGTACGGCAACGGGCTCTTTGACCCTGCTAGGGGCTTCGTCGGGTACTCTAAAGCAATCCGGCGTAGGTACGGCCATTCTCACCGCTCCCCTGGCGTCTGGTGCGGGCCAACAAACCGTCAGCGGTGTCGGTGCATCGACCCTGCCTGGTCCTACGGGATCTAGCGCAGGCGACATCATCCTAGCCGGTCTCGGTGAAGGCCTCCTCGATGCGCCCCAAGCAGATGGACAGGGCGAGCTTCGACTTGTCGGTCAGGGGGCAGGCTTGCTCGATGGACTGTCGGCGTATGGCTACAGCGATGTGACGTTCAAGCCCTCGCCACTTCGCACCTTCGTTCCAACGAGCGAGGTCCGATCCATCGCAGCAGAGGCAGAAGGACGCTCGATCATTCCCGACATGGAAAGCCGCGTCATGACGATGGGTGAAGAGGTCCGCCGCGTAACAGCACAGGCCGAAGGGCGAACGGTAAATACGACATCGGAGAGCCGCCTAGCGGTCTCAAAATAACGGAGACGACTATGGCTTTTCCAGCTTTTGAATTCCCCAAGGACCCATCGGAGAAGCTGGATTACAGCTTCGACTTCGCACCGCTGATCGGTGACGCATCCATTGAGACGCAGAGCGTGACATGCACGCTTGAGGGTCTGACGATTACGAACGTCACCCTGACAGGTGCAGTCGTGAGCGCATTCATCGCGGGTGGATTGGTAGGGAAGAAATATCCAATTGCGTTCGGAGTCCAACTCCTCGACGGACGCAATTTCGAGCGCACCATGACTCTACCGGTGGCGCAGCGCTAAGCGCTCAGAAAATCGGAAGCTCGAATTTCTCGTTGTCGATGATGAGGATGAGCAGGTCGCGAACGCGCTTGTAATAGACCCAAACGCCCCGGAAATTCGTTTCCCCTGACTTGCGCTGCACAAGCGAACCCTCAGGGCTGAAGTCCCGCATCATTTGGTCGACCAGGGCATCCAAAAAGTCTTCGTTGCAGGACATTGTGTGGCTCCTTCGTTGCCACACTGGTCTATTGCCGCTGTAGGATTTTACGACCTAAGAGTTGGAAATCGCTCACCTTTTATGGATGACGCATTACGACGTTCTGCATAGATCGGATAGGGCCGCAATTCGACGGCTCTGTGAGGGACTATGACGACAATAGATGCGAGCCCCGTTCGCGAACTGAACGACCGCTTCCGAATGGAAGTCGATCACACTCTAGGCCGATGGGTCATCACGTCGGCGCTGAATGCAAAAGGCCCGCTGTTCGTTCAGCGAGCTTGCCGGGCAGTCCAGACATTCACGGCGTTTGGACCCGAAAATGATCCATTTGGTGAGCATGACTGCGCGACGCTGACCCTCGATAACGAGGCGATCATCTGGAAGATCGACACATACCTGGACGCGGAGATGAAATACGCCGCTGACCACCCCGAAGACCCGAAACGCAGCTACCGGGTTATGACCGTGATGCTGTCCTCGGATTATTAGGCAAAGCGAAGCCCCGCCCTCGCGCGGGGCTTCGCCATGACCGGCGCTAACTAGGTGATGGAACAGGAAACAGACGACAGCCTCCGCATTCGCATATGGTCAATCATCCATCGTGCGGACATCATCAACAGTGAGGCCAAGTGCTGTCGCGATCTGATGCGACGCCAAACCACCACACCCGAGCGACGGGAATGGGCGAAAGGGAAACTGGCTGAGTTGGAAGCGGAAGAAGTCGAAGTGCGTAAGCCGCTGCGAGAACTGCGCCTGCGTTCTTGTGCAATCCAGGGAATTGAACCGGCACCCGGCTTCTTCGTGTACCAGCCCAAGCCCTAGCAGGGCTCTTACAGGGGCGAAGCGACCCAAGACGATACGGGATAGCACTCAAGGAAATGGCCCTTGCTAGGGGGCCATTTTTGTCGAGGGGCTTGACGATTAGTTAGGCGGCTTTGGCCTTGCGACCCCGGCGCTGCTTGGCAGCAGGCGTCTCGCCGCTGTTGATGGCCTTCAGGGCGTCATCGAACTTGCCCATGAGCACTTCGGCCTTGATCGCCCCGAAGACGCCCGCGAGGTCTTTGGCCGGAACGACGATTTCAGTCTCGCTATCGAGCAGCGGCAGAGCGCCCTTGTTGTAGGGAATGCTGAACGCAGCATTGGAACCGACAACCCGGAACGAACGGCGACCCTTTTGGTCGGGAGCGCCGACGAGCTCGACTTGCTTGTCTAGCCATTTGGCCAACTTGCGACGGTCCGCCTTCAGCGTGTCAGGACCAAATTCGGGATGGGCGGAAACCGGCTTAGCGATGGTCTTCCAATCGACGGGGGTAGCCATTTGAACGTCTCCTATTGGCGCGCAAATGCGCCGCTTGTGGTGAGTAAAACCGTGTACGTATTGCAGTCAACCATTCAGGGCTTAACGGAACATCGCCCGACGCATCATCGCATCCGTAACCGAGACATATTCGATGGTCGTTGCGACGGACGAATGCCCCAGGACTTTCTGCACGACGGCAATCTGCACGCCCTCATCGACCATGTTGGTGGCCAGGGTGCGACGCCCCGAATAGCAGGAGCCCTCAATGTCGTTCATGCGATAAAGCCGCCGGAACGCATCGCTAATCCCCCGCGCCGTGAACGGTTGACCCGAGGCATTCAGGAAAACACGACCCGCGCGCCCCTGTAGATGCTCAACAAGGGCAGCGCTGATCTCTGGGGTAACGGGCAAGCTCCGACCCGACTTCCGCTTGGAATGGCCGATGGGGATGCGGAGTTCGTTTCCCCGGAACCATGAGCTATCGAGCCCGGCGATCTCCATGGGACGCAGACCGAGCTTCACGCTGACTAGCAGCATGAAGCGGTACATTGCTGGGCGTTCCATCTGGTCGGCGAACGCGAACAGCTTGTCGAATTCGCTAGTCGTTTTGATCGGCGCTTTCATCGGGGCAACTCCTTAGTGCCCGTTCGATCTAAAGCCGCCGTAGGAAATTACGACCACAGATTACAGACCACCAAATGAGCCCGTTTGACCCGTGCGGCATAAATAGAATGTGCAAGCAAATTGCTACGCACACCAACAAAAACACACGGAGATCCGACACGATGCAGACACCGGACGACACCGAAGACCAGCCGTTCCTCTACGCGATTGGTTGGACCAAACTCGACAAGTGGTACATCGGCTGTCGCTACGCCAAAGGCTGCAAGCCTTCCGATCTCTGGACGATCTACTTCACGAGCAGTCGCTACGTTGATGCATTCCGCAAAGAACACGGCGAACCCGACCACATCGAAGTCCTCTTCACAGGCTCCAAGGCGTTTGTCCGAGTCAAAGAGGAAGAGACGCTACGTCAGTGGACAATGCACCGAGACGAGAGGTTTCTGAACGCCACGATTGGCGGCTTCAGTTTCTCCACCGATAAGCGAGGAAACCCCAAAGGGGCCAAGCTGTCGGCGCAACGGCGCGCAAATGTCACTGCCGCAATGCGCGATCCAGTACGCCGCGCCAAAGCAGCGGAAACGCAACGAGGCCGGAAACACACTGAAGAGAGCAAGGCAAAGATACGCGCCGCGAAACTCGGCAACCAAAATGCCCGCAAGGGCCAAAAATGACAATTGGAGAACCAATGGAAAACGAACAATCAAACGACCAACTGAACGCCGCCCTGAACGGCTTGAACCTCGGCATCATCGCGGGCGAGAATGACCATAAGGGTCTGCGCGCTGTAGTCGCCGAACTGACTCACGAAATCAGCATCCTGAAGGCCAATCAAGAATACCTACGCGGTCTGGTCGAAAAGCCCGCTGCCAAGAAGGCAGGTGCGTAATGATGGACCTAACCAACGAGACATTCGCCGAACTCGCGGCACGCATCGTCGAAATCGACAAGAACCTCACGGGCTACAAGGATGCAGCATATTTCGCGGAACTGAATGTCAAATCCTGCCAGAGCGTCTTTGACAATGCCTCGGCCAAGATGCGAGCGATGCTTGCAGACCGAGAGACCCAACCGGAAACCCTATCGTCTCGCATGTCCGCATTGGCTGCTACCGCGACCAACAAGACGGTACTCGACACTCTGAAACAGTTGGGCGTCACCATCGAGAACGTGGGCGCTTTCACCGCTCATGCAAAGAGCGTCCAATCGAAAATCGAAGCTGAAGCAGCTGAACGCATTGCGCTATCGATCAAGGGCGGTGGCAAATGAATTGGTCCGATTATCATCGCCTCCGAAAGTACCGTCGTAAGCTCGACGCTGCATTCCACCATGGCCGAGACACCGACCAACTAGCAGTCCTGAAGTGGCGCTATTGGATCAAGCGACATGGCCAACATGCCTGTTTGTGGGGTGCAGCATGACCGACACTCCTAAGTTCGCCCCAGGCACATTTTACGGCAATCAGACCACCCCAAAGCTGACACCCGAACAGAAGCAAGAGGTCATCGAACGATTGGCTAAAGGCCTCTCTATGCGAGCTATCGCTGAGGAACTGACTATCAGCCACGGACGAGTCAGAGAGGTGAAATCGAAGAAGGAATCCGCAGAAGCAGCAGCACAATTCCAGGCCACTCGCGATACGCCAAAGATGCTGAATGCCCTCCAAGAAGGGCAAGACAAAATGATCGCTCTGATGACGACTCTAGTGACGGAAATCCAACAGATGAAGACCGTGCAGGGGAAACACGGAAAGGCGCTTATGAGGCGACAACTGGAACTAAAAGCTAAGACGGAAACAGCAAGAGAGCTAAAGCGTCAGAAGCAGGAACTAGCCAAGCTGGTATGGAACCAGACAGGCAGGAAACCCCTATGAACGATCTGTTGGTGAGGAACGGGCAGCTATACGAAATCAAGCCAGTTGATCTAACAGAATGGCACGTGATCGACATACCAATCGAGCTGGCCACCTATCTATATACAGACCCAGATGCTGAACTGGCTTGGCTTAAAGAGCGCGACATAAAACACCGATATGGAACCGTGTCATATGAGGGTGATGTGGGGCATAAGCTGGCATATCGCTTCTACTTCCCACCCGAACAGGCACGTGATGCGATGCTGTTTAAGCTGACATGGGGCGGGGGTTAAAGAGACGCTGAGTCAGACCCGTATGGGCTTGGATAATGCGTATGTGAAAGGGTGATTGTGACCGTGTGTTGCGATCACCCATACCCATGAATGAGCGGCCCTGCGCTCCATCAGTCAACCACTCTTTTCACCTTATTTGAAAAGAGTTTTCCACCACAATCAGGCTCATTAACCCTGCTGGTTAAGCCTACCAAAAAGGCTGCAATGTCTGTGCGGTTTGTCAGGCCATTTCAGTAGATAAGAATGGGTCGCACGGTGCGATCACGATGCGAAATAAAATATATCTTTGCGGTCGTAATCGTTGGGAGAGTGTGCTGAGCGTGTCCAACGTGGGGTCTGTCGTTAGGGTCGCTCTTCCACTCTCACACGATATAGCCACACGGCCTAATCGCTACCAAAGAGTGGAATTATCTGTGGCTTGACGTATGGTCTAAAGATGCATGGCCGTCCTCTAAGGTCGTAACAATCACTCTAAAGCGTACCTTACAATAGGGTGCGGAATTAGGTTGACGCACACCCCTACAAAGGTCTGCCGATGGTTCAGAATCCTTAAGGCTACCGCGTTCCACACACGGCCATGGAAATTCACCCTGGACCGTTCCGGCAACCGTCGATCACCGTCCCGGGAACAGGAACAGCGGACCCATACCGGTCGGCTTCAAACCCATCTCAGCGGCCCGCGCTTGAAGTTCAGGTTCGGTCCAATTGTGCTCCCCCTTTATGACCCGCTCGACGATCTTTTTGAACAAGCCAATGAAGTGCTCGTTGTCCGCCATGTTCGCCATCGGAACTTCTTCCGACGCCAACAGCCAGTTGATGATCGCCTGCCCGTCCAATTCGTCCAGCCCGTGCAGCAGAAAAACCAGTCCATTCAGATGCGTCTCAGCTTCGTCGGGACGGCCTTCGTGGTGAGCAATTGCAGCTTGGGTCGCTAGGGCGACCATCTTTTCAATCAACACGTCTCGCGGAATGTCGAGAGCTACCTTGCCTGCCATGTTCGTCTCCAGCTTGGATGAGCGGGATACCCGATGGGGCTTAACGGATAGTCAGCGTCGTGCAGGGTCATCCGCCCGTTCAGCTACCGCGTGTCATCCAACACCGCTTCGCCCCTGTGTGACCCCTACTAGGGGCGCCATGGTTTGTTCAGCGGGGTTTGTCAGGAGCCGTGAGGGTGTCGAAGTGAGCGCGGGGATGATGCCTGGCTAGGAAGACGACCTTGCCGCTGCACATGACCTTTCGGCACGGAGCCGTCTTGTTCCATAGGCTGTAGTTCGGCCCCATCGTCATGATGACGACGCGCCAGGACAGGTTCAATTCAAGCCTGCATTGCTGGCAGCGGGTCCGCAGTTTCCAGCCAGCCTTGGCCATCCGCTCCACGGTCTCGAACGCGGGGCGTAGTTCACTGACTGGAATGCGGTCTGGATTGCGGCCACCCATGGGCGGGAAACAAAACCAGAACGCCGGAGCGGAGTCGAGTCTAAGTTCCGCGCATCGCCCGGCAGGCATCCAGCAGTATGACGTTGATGCTGTCGGGGTCTGTCTCCCTCTCGACTGCGCCTAGCAGCATGGCGGTGAACACCAGCTTGTCGGTCTCGTCGAAGGGGATCGCTTGAGCGGCTAGACGTTCAGCCAACTCGTCCACGACATCAACGCACCGCTGATGCAGCGAGCGCTTGGTGGGAAACGGGATGATGTCAGCCATTAGAAGTCAGCAGGCTTGGCGGTTGCAGGTTCTGCGTCCTTCAGTTGGTCGGCACGGACGAACAGCACGCAGGTAATCGTGTGTCCGTTCACGCGGTCTCGGTACAGAGTCATGCGGCCTTCGTCGAAATCCCAGGTGTAGAGATCGTCACGGATTTTGAATCCGCCGTAACGATTGTCGAGTGCGACGAACAGCGCGGTCGCTTGGTCTCCGGTCACGTCCACCTTGAGCAACTGCAGACCCTTGGCGTCGAATATCACGCTAGCCATTTCCACGGCCTTACCGTCGAGAGTCGGCAGGAAGCGCTTGGGTAGATCGCAATAGGCGATCTTCTCGCCGTCGATGTTGTCGTTCTCGCACGCCTTGCCGGTCAGCTTCGCGACCTCTGCCGGGGTGGATTGCATCGACAGACCCTTGAAGTCGAAGGGCTTCGTTTGAGCCATTGCAGCAGAGGAAATCGCAAGACTAGCTAGCGCCGCGGTGATCAGTAGTTTCATGTTAAGCCTCCTGTAAGTTGATATTTACAGTTCAGCTTACAGTCACCGGCTCAAGAGCGCGACTAAAGACACTGGCGCCATAAATACTCGTATGAGCAAGAAGCCGCCATACGTCCCACCGACTGAATCTGAAACGAAGAAGCACTGGAAATCGCAGGAGCCATCGCTCTTCCGACAGCCGCCTTCGTCTCGCAAACCCGACCCCGGCGTGACCATCGCGAACAGTCGCGATGAAGTCCTAGGCATCGTGGCCACAGAGCTTCGTGAGGGGCCTGTTCCGGCATTCAAGCTCCGCAGCGCAGCCGAGACACTTCCCGACCCTATGGCCCGCACGCAGGGGCTTATCCGCGCATCCATGACGCAGACTGCCGAGGAGTTCCTTCAGCAATGCGAGAGCGTGGAAGACCTGATCCTCTGGAACTGCCGATACGGCGACATGAGCGACAGCCAGCGCAACCAGGGCCTCGTCAAGCTGGCTGACCTCCTGTTCCGCAAGCAACAGGAAGTGCTCAAGCAACTCAACATCCAGAAGAAGGACGAGAGCCAGCGTCAGACCAACATGCTCGCCCGCGTAAAGGCGATGAAGGACGACGCAGCCAAGAAGGCGACAGCCAAGGGAAGCGATGAGGGCTGAGAGGCAAGCCCTCTACGACTTCATCAAGGCGCAGTTCCATGACCTCGGAGCCGATGGTTTCCAAGAGTGGTGGCATAGCCTGGACGAGGAGACGTTCGAGCTTGTCGAGCAGGCCCTTTCCGATCCCGGCTTCGGCCTAAACCCACACCAGATCATGCCCGATGGCGAATGGCGCATCTGGGCGCTTTTCATGGGCCGTGGTGGTGGCAAGACCTACGCGGCCAGCAAGGGCTCAAACGTCCTAGCTGAAGAAGTCTTTCCAGGCGGTACGGGCATCCTCGTCGGCGCGACCGTCAAGGACGTGCGCGACACCATGATCGAGGGCGAGAGCGGCATCATCGCGACCGCGCGTCCCGGCTTCGTCCCCCACTACAACAAACACGACAACGTCTTGATCTGGCCGAACGGCTCCAAGGCGCTGATCCGTACTGCAGACAACCCCGAGGACATTCGCGGTCCAACCGTGAACTGGGCCTGGGCCGACGAACTGGTCAAATGGCGTAGCGAAAAGTCATGGGACAACCTCAACCGATGCGTCCGTAACCTCCACGAAAACGGCACGAAGATCATCGTGACCACGACGCCCAAGAAGGCGAAGCAGTGGATCAAAGACATTGAGAGCCTGCCGGGCACAATCGTTTCCCGCGCATCTTCACTCGATAACCCTCACATGGATGCAGCGTATCTTGAGGGCATTCGACGCGAAGCTGAGACCGGAAGCGCACGCGCACGCGAAGAGATTTTCGGCGAGTGGATCGAGGGAGACGGCGAGCTTTGGACTGAGAAATCCATTGAGGAAATGCGCCAACGACCCAGCGTCTCGCTGGAGGTCATGGCGAAGTCGATGGACCGTCGATACATTAGCGTTGACCCATCGTCAGGCAAGCACGACGAAACGGGTATCATGCTCATGGGTAAGAAGGCGGGCCGGGTTTACGTGCTCGCGGACTTCACGTCAGGGGGCAACATCAACCAGTGGACAGACGAGATTGTTCAACTCGCAAAGTCCTACCTACAACCCGGCGACATCATCCTCCTTGAGGTGAACATGAACGCCGCCGCGCAGAACGTGTTGGAGCAAAAAGACCGCAGCCTTCGCATCGTCCCTGTGACCGCAACCCGCTCCAAATGGCACCGCGCGGAAGAGGCATTTTCGCACTGTCAGTCAGGCCATGTTGTGTTCTGGCATACGCATCCGAAGTTGGAGCTACAGCTTCGCGAGTGGGAACCCGAAATGAAGAAATCGCCTGACCGAGGCGACGCATTTACGCAGGGTGTCAACTACGCGATGGGAACGCATGGCAGGGGTTTGAGCGTGCCATTCTTCACCATCCAGGGGTTCAACCGCTGACCTGATAGGCCGCCAATAAATACGGGGAACGTCCACTAGATAAGTGACCCCGATGCCTATGAACAACAAGAAGGCGTACAAGCCTCTCGTCCTGACCCAAAAGTCCTACGACTACACCGAGCACGAACCGCAACTTCAAAGCTCGATGAACTACGTGGGTGCCTACACGGGCTTTGGTACGAAAATCGAGTGGACCAATCCCAAGGACTTTGAGAAGCGAGCAACGCGACTCTATTACCACTGCTCTATCAGCCGCCGTTGCATCGACATTCGCGCTGAGCGCGTCGCGTCCGTGCCTATCGTGCTTGAGGGCGGCAACGCTGACAGCAAGGCACTGATCGAAAGCCCCAACGTAATCGACGGCACGCTGCGCCAATCACTGCGCGTATGGGAAACAAACCTCGCACTAGGTGGCGATCTTTGGATGTTCCTAGATCGTCGCATCAAAGGGGCGCCCCAGCTTCACACGTTCCGTCAGGACTACATGGTTCACGACGCGACCGCCGCGACCGTGACCTATGATCCTGGCTTCCTAAAGAACCAACCACGCCCTGAATACAAGTTCGATTTCAAGAACGGTCGAAGCACGCAAGCCTATGTCGCGAAGAACGGTAAGTGGGAGAAAATCGATGGCGCACTCATCCACATCATGGAGCACAACCCGCTATCAAGTGGTCAAGGCTCCGGTGCTGGCGACGCGGTGTTGCGCGAAGTCGATACATGGGTTGCAGCGAACACATTGATCGCAAGTCGCTTCCAGGCAGGCGGTCGCAAGAACGGTTTCGTCTCGGCTCCGCAGCTTCACAGCGACGAGGAAGTTGCTCAGTGGAAGGCCGCACTTCAGCAGCTATCCCAGGCGGCTATTGGCGACACTGGCGTGCTCGCAGGCGGCGCGACTTTCACTAGCAACCAACTCACATTCACCGAGCTTGATGTCGTCAACATCCTAGACGCAGCAGCTAGGACAATCGCCAACGGCTTTGCCGTCCCGGCTGTCATGCTGAACCTCGCTGGCGAGAGTTCATATGCCCGCGACCGTAGCGTTGACCGCATCTATTACACCAGTTGGGTGAAGCCTCGCGCTCAGTGGATCACAGAGCAGCTTGAATCGCACCTGAAGCGCGTTCTCGACCCCACAATCAAGCTGGCAATCGACGATACGCAGCTTCCATATTTCCAAGACGACTTGATGGAACAGGCCAAGGCGCAAGCTGCGATTGGCTGCTTCACGGTCAACGAGATCCGCAAAATCCTGTCCTACGAGCCCGTAGATGGCGGCGACGAGCTGATGAAGCCCGTAAGCGCGCCAAAGCCCGAACCAACCGCCCCTGAGACGCCCGACCAGGGCACTCAGGAAGCCCCAAACAACCCCCGCGAGGTGGACTTCAACGCAGATACGAGCCGTCGTCCCAGCGAAAAGCGAGCCGCCAAATAAATAAGAACAACAAAGGTAGCTAGGAAGCGACGCCACGAATGAACAAAACTGTCCACTTCAAGAGCTTTGAAGCGCGAGTTGTCGATGACAACTACGTTGAAGGCTATGCCTCGACATTCGGTAACGTCGATAAAGTCGGCGATATTGTCGAAAAGGGCGCGTTTTCCAAGACTCTGACTGCCCGTAAGGAGCCAGTTCGCTTCCTATGGCAGCACTCAGCGGACCAGCCGATCGGCGTCGTTGAAGAGATGCGTGAGGACGCCAAGGGGCTGTTCTTCCGCGCACGCTTCGCCACTACGCAAGCGGGTCAAGATGCCCGCAAAGCGCTGTTGGAGGGCGTCGTTGATCGGTTCTCTATCGGGTACGTGGTCATCCAACAGAAGGCCGACCAACTGAACGGCCGCCGCGTAAATCGCCTCAAGGAATTGCGCCTTATGGAGGTCAGTATTGTGACCTTCCCAGCCAATGAAGAAGCCATCGCAATGGCGGTGAAGGCCGCGAGCGAAGGCGGCGAATTGACCGAAGCTAATCAAGCAATCCTCGCCGAAATGGCCGCTGTCCTGCTCGCACGACAAGCCGCTAACGACGACGTGCCCGAGGACGCAAAGTCGGAAGAGCCAGAGGCCGAAACAACCGACGAAGTTGAAGCTGAAGCGACCGTTGAAGTCGTGGAAACGAACGACGAAGAGGCATTTGAGAAGGCACTAGAAGACGCGCTCATGACCCTCAAAATCGAGCGTGCTCTAGCCGATATGAAGCGCAAACGCGCCTAATCGATAAATAGAAATATCGTCGGCGCTAAGCGCCTGACCCTCGGCATTTCCAAGCGAAACCGCCGCCTTAGTAGAAGGAACCGCCCACCCGCATTCCATCCGCTGTCCCAACAAAAACAATAAAAAGGACAGTTCAATGTCTATTGAAAAACTAGATGGTCTGATCGCAGAAATGCGCCTGAAGGCCGATGCAACTGACGTAGTTGCAAAGGGTCAACTGGACGACCTAAGCGCTCACGTTAAGTCGGAAATCGCGGCAATCCGCTCCGACATGGCTGCACAAAATGCACCACGCGAAGACGCACAAGACACCGCTGAAATCCACCAAAAGGCCGTTGCCGAATTCATGGTCCACGGCTCCAAGATGGTCGAAGCCGGTAAGATCAAGGCCACTGACTACGCAGTCAGCGTCTCGGCCGATGGCGGCATCACCGTCCCAACCAACATCCACACCGACGTTGTCGAAAAGCTCCGTAAGTCGAGCCCACTGCTCGGCCTATCGACCGTGACCTCGCTGAAGGGTCTGCAAAAGCTCCTGCTGAAGACCAGCGCTGCTCAAGCTAACACCCGTTCAGAGCGCGGCGCGTTCACCGACAACACCGTTGAAGGCTTCGCAGGTATCACTCTGGGCTCGAAGGACGTTTACGACCGTCAAGCCCACACTGTTGAATCGGTCGAAGGCGACTCCGTTCTGGACTTCCAGCAAGTCCTACTGGCTTCGATGAATGCCGGTATCGCTGAGAAGATGGCGAGCGAACTGCTGAACAGCACCGTGACCAACGCCGTTGAAAACGTCGCAGGCACAACCACCATCCCAGCCGGTATCCTGAACCGCGTGACCGAAGTTGCGGCTGACCGCTTCACCGGTAGCATCGGCAAGACCCCTTGCCTGACCACTGCCGGTATCAACCTCGTCACTTTCGAGGACATGATTAAGCTCTACAACAGCCTGCACACCAAGTACCGCAACTCGGCGACCTTCGTCACCGGCAGCGATATTGAGCTGCAACTGATGCTCGTGAAGGACTCGACCGGCAACTACATCTGGCAACCAGCCGTGGGTCAGACCTACCAAGCTGTTATCCAGGGCCGTCCTGTCGTCATCGACGACTTCATGCCCGGCGTGACCGGTTCGGCAGGCGTTCCTCGCGTTCTGTTCGCCGACTTCTCGGAAAACTACGTCAACTTCTCGGGTCCAATGCAGTGGGTCGTCGACCCATACACCGCACCTGGCTACGTGAAGTACACCGCGCGTCAGCGTTTCGGTTCGGTCTTCCGCGACAGCCAAGCAATCCGTGGTCTGCTCCTAAAGACCTCGTAATACCGAGTTAGCGTCTCACTCTAGGAACCCCGGCGGCACGTTCGCCGGGGTTTTCTGTGATTGCGGCCGACTAAATAGGACATGGAAATACCCCTCGCGCCGCGTCAACGGCCAGGGGCTCTAACGCCTAATAGGAGGCCTCAGCATGACTACTTATCACGACGACCGAACACCCTTCATGTATGCTATTGGGTGGACCAAGCAGCACAAATGGTATCTCGGCATTCGGTACGGGAAGGGCTGCCATCCTAGCGACCTTTGGACGACTTATTTTACATCGAGCGAACGTGTTGCCGCATTCAGAGCGGTCCATGGCGAACCTGATCATGTCGAGGTTCTTTTCACGGGTGATCGCGAAGAGGTCGTACAGAAGGAAGCGGATTATATCCGCGAGTTCGACATTCACCGTTGTGAAAACTGGCTCAACCTGGGCGCAGGCGGAGCCGCGTTCTATCTCGATGAACTGGCGATTGAAAAGCTGAGAAGGCCGAAAGCAAGACGTCACGGTAGGATGCTCAGTAGCAGCGAACTTGCCGAAGTTGAAGCGCGAAAGGCTCACGGCTATCGCCGTCTCATTAGGCCCGAAGACCGTCGTCCAAGGCGCTCAAAGACGTATGAGTGGAAAGGCGAATGTCTGACGCTAAACGAGTGGGTGAACAAGTACCAAATGTGTTCCGTTCATCAAGCGCGAATGCGTTTGCAAAAAGGCTGGACGATTGAGAAAGCCGTAACAACAGCGCCACGCCCAAGAACCGTGACGATGTCGCCCTAACAGCCTCGGTTTCTATGGCCGCAAATAAATAGCTGAACAGCACTTGTGAGGTTCAGCCCGTGGCAATCAATACGACCGGCATTAAAGCCAACTCATGGATCGATTTGGACGACGCCAATCTGATCCTGATGGACATTTACCATCCCGATCTTTGGATCAAGGACGAGAGCAAGCCGACCGATCTAGGGTCGCCATTCCAGCTTGAACCCGACCACCTTCCGCACCTCGTCGAAGCTGCTCGCACTATCTCAGCCCTATGGCAGTTCCCAGGACATCGCACAGAAGCCCTACAAACCCTGGCATGGCCCCGTAAGTGCGTTCGCGTACCCGGTGCGCGTCCAGGCGCTAACTGGTTCTCTGAGACGTATCCAGGGCTCGACCCAGAGCAAGAAGCCTACGCTCGCTTCCTCGCGTTCGACGCCCCTGGCTTCCTCGCTGACACCATCTACCCAGCCGACGAAATCCCCGACGAGGTGAAGGAAGCGCAAGCGATCCTTGCCGCACTCTTCGTCCAGGGCGTGACCGTCTGGGAAGACAACAAGGGCGACAACACAAACGTCCAACTCGGCTCCCTGAAAATCGACAATGTGAACGCGGTGTCGCGCATCATGATCGTGAAGGAACGTCTAGCGCGATGGGGCAAGTTCATTGGTTCGCACATGAGCGCACCGGGCGGCTCGCGTGCTTAAAGTCGGCCACATTGCACCCAACAATCTGAAGAGGTTCGGCAAGCCCGCGACCATCATATGGATGGGCGAAGCGACGATGGAGAGCGACGCTCCTATTGACGCCAAGCTCGCGACCTACGCGCTGATCTTCAACCGTAACAACTACATCACTGGTGGAAGCCAGATGGTTGCGATGTTGCCCGCGACAGTGCGTTCGATCACGGGCGCTAGACTAACAGTCAACGGACGCGAGTTCAGCATCGTTAGTGTCACCGAAGAAGGCGGCATTGGAAGCGATGCGGCTTATCAGGAAGCGGTGCTTTCGTGACGAGCGGCATTGACGTGATGAAGCGTCGCATCGGCTCGATCAAGCAGGCAATCCACGACAAAGAGCCCTGGAAAGCCGCTGCTACCGAGTGGGCTGAAGAGATCGTTGTTCCCTACGCGAAGGGCATTGCTCCGGTCGATACGGGCGAGTTCCGCGACAGCATCGAGAGCGAAGTCACCGACGATCAAGTCCGCATCTTCTCCGATGCTGAACACGCCATCTGGATCGAAGACGGAACTACCAAGGCGCACGCGCAACCGACGATCCGTCCAGCAGTCGCGAAGAACCGTCCAAAGCTGTCAGCGCTAGTCCGCAAACGCTATCGAGAAAGGCTCCAACAATGACTCTCTTTGCCGGTTTCACAACCGATCTATTCGACGCAATTGACCGCACGCCAACGCTCAAAGCGAAGAGCACAAGCGCCCCATCATGGGAGCTTCCACCCTCGTCCGACAAGAGCCCTAGGTTCGTTTGTGTCCGCGTCGATGGCTTGTCCGCAATGAACGACAAACAGGACACCTACACGGCCAATATCAACCTCTGGGCTCATGGAATGCTGACGCTTTCCTTCCTCACTTTGGCGGAAGAACTGAAGGCCGCATTGAATCTGGGAAGCGTGATTATCGCAGACGGATACGAGCATCGCCCCGACGCCGCGAACAACATCCAACGAGCGCTATTCCGGGTCACTTTCAGCGGCTGAAACCGCCCTCGGCAATAAATAACAGAATAACACAACGCACCTTAAGGAGGGCGATAACTACATGACAGCAGCACCTAAGAAAGTCACGCTGGGCAAGGGCATTCGCCTCTACGTCGCTAACAGCGCAACCCCAGCAAACGACGCCGCATACACCCGCGTCAGCAACGAAAACAGCCTGGAAATCGCTTGGAAGGCCGACGAAGAGAAGGTCGAAACCAAGGAGGTCGATAACAAGTTCTCGATCATGGGCGCGACTGAAATCACCCTTAAGGCCGAACTCAATGAAGTGTTCGACGATGCTGGTCAGGCCCTACTGCCACAACCAGGCAAGGCGGCTCTTTTCCAAATCCGCAACGAGAACGATCCAACCAACGTGAAAATCCTCGTTGAGGGCGAATTCGCTGTCGTCGATAAGACCTACAAGGCGACCGTGAAGGGCACTACCACTTGGTCGTATGGCCTGTCGGCTGGTGGCGTCATCACTTCGACTTCACGCGCACTGATCACGGGCGCTTAATATGGCTCTGAAAAGCTCACGCTTGGGTGATGGCGTGCTGAAGTACAACGACAGCACGCTCACTTGCCGCCTAACGCACGATAAGGCCATCCATCTGAACCGCGTCTACAAGGCACCGGCTCGCGGACTGATCTTGATGATGTGGGATGATCCTGAACTAGCGAGTGAAGTTCTGTCGATCCTCCAGCTTGGCACCGAGTACACCGCCGACGAGATCAACGATTGGCTTTATGGCAACATCGGCGCACTAGCTGACTCTGATTTCGCCGAACAAGTGAAGCAGTTCCTTAGCGACATAATCGGCATGCCATATGAGAAAATCATTGAGGCTTATGCCGAAAAAAAAGAACCAGTCCCAGCCGAGACGAAGACGACGTAAGCTACGAAACACCGTGGCTTTCGAGCCTCAATTTCGAAGAAGTATGGTTCATCTATCATCGTAAAAAGGGGCTCTCTCCAAGCGAAATTGCAGAGGGTACGATGGCAGAATATATGCTGGAACGATGCGGTGATCTTCCACCCGAACCAGTCGATAATATGACAGACGAAGACGGCGCTTCGCTCGCCGGTCTCTTCGGATAAACGAGCCGGGCTGCAAGGCCCGGCTCTTCTATGTCGCGCGGTAAATACCGGAACAGACCACGGTATTTCCTAGGAGCGCGATGGCAGACAATTCCGTAACAGAGAACATCAAATTCACGGCTGATACCGATGGCGCAATCCGCAACATGGAAGCGCTCGACCATCAGTTCGATAAGCTCCGTCTTGACGCCATTGCAGCGGGCAAAAGTATCGCAGGCGCGTTCGGCGGTGTCGGTAGTGTCGTCAAGGGAGAAGCCGCGAAGATCGGTGGCAGCTTCGCTTCTATGGCTCCTGCCGGTGGAGCGCTCAAAAGCCTTGGTGCGGTCGCCGGTCCTGTCGGTCTGGCCATCACGGCAGTTGGTTCAGCCGCCTTGGGTGCCGCTGCCGCCGCTGGCCGATACGCCGATGAAATCGACGATGCTGCGACCTCACTGAACGTCACGACCGGGTTCCTTCAGAAGCATTCTGCCGCTGTCGTCCTCGCGGGTGGCAGTAGTGAAGCCTTTGAAAAGTCTATGGGTAAGCTGAACGTCAAGATCGGTGACGCAGCTACCGGCAACAAGGCCGCGCAGGCTAGCTTCGCCGCGATCGGCGTCAGCGTCACGGACGCGCAAGGCAAGATCAAGAACAACCAACAGGTCTTTGACGAGGTGCGCGGCAAGCTCGCGGGCTTGGGCTCCGACACGGTTCGCCTGTCCGCTGCCAACGACCTGTTCGGCAAAGGCGCAAAGGATATGTCCGGCGTCCTGAAGATGAACGCCAAGGACTACGACTCTCTCATCGGTCAGGTGTCCAAGTACGGCATTGCGAACGACAGCGCGATCCAAAGCGCAGGCCGTCTAGGCGATGCTGGCGATTTGCTGAGCAACACCATGAAGGCCGGGCTGATCAACAGCTTCGCGCCTCTGACCAATGCCCTCGGTGAAATCGCGATCAACGCCATTCCAGCAGTCGGCAAAGCCTTCAGTTTCCTGGGCGGCGTCATCGACTTCCTAAGCGCGCCGCTCTCGATCCTCGGTGACATCCTGGGTCTCGTCTGGGACCTCTTCAAGGAAGGCGTCAGCTACCTCGCCAGTGCGGTTGCCTCGTTTGCTCCGTTCCAGGCAATCGTCAAATCGACCGGCGACACGACCGACACGTTCCGCGACAGGTACGTCAACGTCCTCCAGGCCATCGTGCGTGGATCGACGAACATGGCCGCTATCGTCGTCGGCAGGTTCACCGAGCTACAGGGCCAAATCCATAACATCGGCGCATCCATCGCGAACTTCGCCGTGGACGCAGGCCTAGCCAACCTGTTCGGCATCAAGGGCAAAATCGAGCTTGTCGATCCCAAGGCGGAAGCCGCCAGGGCTGAAGCTGCGATCCGCGCCGGCGGCGACAAAGCCGTTCAGTATCTCGAGGGCAAGCGCGCAAAGCCAACCAAGGACCGGACAGCCGAAAGCGGCGGCACCCTGGATGGCTACAACGTCGCAGCGGCAGGCGCTGGCAAACAGTCAGCAGCCCAGAAGGCAGCAGCAGACGCGGCCAAGAAGTTCGCCGACGAGGAAAAGAAGCTCAAGGACGCCATCGACGACACGAAGCGTAGCGTCGAGGACAAGGCCCTAGCTGACAACCTGGCAGCGGCAGGACTGTCGCGCGACACCAAGCAGGTAGGCGCTCAAGCAGACGCCATCCGCACGCTCACGACGACCCTGTTGGCTGCCGAGAAGGCAAAGAAGCTCAACGAAGTCACCGCGGACCTAGCCGAGAAGCAGCGCGAAGCCGCTTACACGGCAGAGCAGCTGGCCCAGGTCGAAGCTCGTCGCGCGGCTGGTCTGCCAACCGACATCGCCGTCACCAACGAAATGACCAAGGCGCTCGATGCACAGGCCCTCGCGACCTTCAAGGCGTCCAATGCCAAGGCCCAGGCCGAGAAGCTGGCGGCGGTCAAGAAGGGCCTGAACGACGACAAGTTCGATCTGCAGAACAAGCAGGACGCCAAGAACGATCCTATCGGCGCTCAGTACCGCGCCCAGGCCAAGGCCATTGAGGATCGCAGGCAAGCCCGACTGCTCGACATCGAGGCGATGGGTCTTGAGGCCGAGGCAGCGGCAGAACTGAAGGCTCAATCAGACGCACAGGCAGCGGGCGAAACCGCTGACGCTGAAGTCGATGCAGCGAGCGCTAAGGCTGACATTCTGAGCGAACGCCTCAGGGGCATGTTTGAAGACCCCAAAGAGTCGCTGAAGGGCCTGCTCAAGGACACGTTGGAGTATTTCGCCAAGGCGCTGATCCAGTCGATGCTCCTGAACAAGAGCATGTCAGGTGGCGGCGGGCTCGGTGGAATGATCGGTGGCGCTATTTCGAGCGCCCTCGGCTTCGGTGGTGGACGTGCGACCGGTGGCGGCGTCTCAGGCAGCGAATACTACATGGTTGGTGAGAAAGGCCCCGAGCTTTTCGCACCCGGCAAGAGCGGCACGATCATCCCGAACCACGCCCTGAGTGGCGGCGGTTCCAGCAACGTCAAAGTCGGCGGATCAACCATCATCATCAACGGCGCGAAAGACCCGCAGGCGACAGCGGCAGCGGTCGCACGCAAGCAGGAAACGGCAATGAGAAACATCGCTCGGGACGTGTGGAAGAACGGAGGGAAATAACTGAATGGCGACACTTCTACCCCTACAGGGCAAAATCCTAGCAGGCCCCGAATGGTCATTCTCGACCGCCAAACTGTCCATGAATGTCGGTGGATACGAGACGAGCACAACGCCGTTTCGTGCGACCACTACCAGCGTCACACTGACCTGGATCGTTGACAACGACGAGATGAACACGCTGCTCGCGGAGTTCCAATCACAGTCCTTCAACGGCGAGTATCTTTACAGCCATGCAAACCGTGGCGTGCTGCTCCTCCGTCCAACTGGCGAGGGCACGTTCCCGGAAATCAAGCCCGGTAGAAAGGGTCGATTGAGCCTCGGCTTCAAGGTGGTCTAATGGCCAACTTGAACCTGCTCGCCTACGACGGCCTTCTTGAATTCGTACTCGTCGATTTGTCCGTTTGGGGCAAGCCGATCTATCGCTTCGTCAACAGCGCGCTTGAACGCGAACTGACAGAAGAGACCGTTCCAGCTTTCGACGAGCCGATCTCCTGGGGTGGTCACAATTGGACCCCACTGCCTTTCGAGAGCAATGGCTGGAAGAAGTCGAGCGACGGCGACAAGAACGGCCCGTCGATCACGGTTCCTGATTTCCAGGGTGTCTTGTTCGCCCAGCTCAGCGACATCGGCGGTGCTCCTGGCGCCCCAATCTATCGCTATCAGGCATTCGCTCAGAACGTCATGACCGCGCTCCCTGGCGCTCCCTTCGCGACCGAGAGCTACGTCCTTAAGAACATCAAAAGCGATGGCCGCAAGCTCGTCCTAGAACTCGCTACCCAGATGGATTTCACCGGAGCGAAGTTCCCAGCCTTCACGATGACTCGTCGTCATTACCCCGGCTTGGGTGCGGGCCTGCTTCGATGATCCCGCAAGAGGTCTGGGAACAGATTAAGCCCATCTTCGCCCTGGCGTACCCCTGTGAGGCGGTTGTCGCTGTTATGCCCGACCTCACTTGGAGACACCTCGAAAACACCGCTGCTGACCCTCTCAGGGGCTTCGACATTAGCCAAGCCGATATGGCTGACCTCATGGAAGAGCCGCCGCTTGTGCTGCTTCACAGCCATTGCAGCGGCATCGCTGACCCATCGGATCTCGATACCCTTCAGCAGATGGCCACGGGTTGGACCTGGGGCATCGTGGCTGTCACGGGCAACCTACAGGGCCAAGTCTACAACGTCGCTTATCCCGAGGTCTGGGGCGACGAAGCACCGATCCCGCCACTGAATGGCCGCACCTACCTTTGGGCGATCCGTGACTGTTGGTCATACGTCCGAGACTACTACCGCCTTCAGGGTTTCGACGTTCCAAATGTCCCGCGTTATCGCGAGCGTTCGGCCTATCCGCCAAACCACCAGGCACACCGACCCTTCGGACATTTCCCGACGCTCGTAGGCTTCGAACAAGTCCCGCGTTCGCAGCGCCAACCCGGCGACTGTTGCACGCTGATCGTCCAGCCCGAATTCAATCCGAACGAGCCCAATCACTGCGCCGTGTACCTCGGCAACGGTAAATACGGACAACAGCTAATAGGCCAGACCAGCAATGAGTGGACCCCGCAAAACGAGGAACTGATGCTCCAGAAATGGTCGGCCACATTCTACAGGTGGAAGCCGACGCATGGTCAAAGTCATCATCAAGGGACCGCTAGCTAAGAAGCTCCCAGCCGCTTATCGCAAGTCGATCAGCTTTAAGGTCTCAACGATCCGCGAACTCCTGTGGGGGCTCGATCAGTTCGGTTCGTTCTCCGCTGACCTAGACGCTTTCCCGCACCAGTTCTTCGTCGGAAAGACGCTCAAGACCGCTCACAGGTTGTCAGCCCAAGAAGCTGCCGCTGTGAAGCTGGACGAGCAAGAAGGCGTCTGCGTCTTCATCGTTCCATGCGTCGCGGGTGCCGATCCCGTGACGACAACGATGGTCGTTACAGCGCTTGTCAGTGCTGCAATCTCCATCGGTATCAGCCTCATCATGGCGGTTCTGTTTCCGCCGACACAGGGAGGCAACGACACTCGAAAATCAGCCCTCTACGTCAACGGCATGAACACTCAACAGGAAGGTATTCCGATCCCTGTTGCGTATGGCACTGACATCTTCTGCGGCTTCAACGTCATCGAGGCCGATGTCGAAGTCCTGAACACGGGCGGCATTTCGGGTTGGATGAACCCGCTATCGGGTGCGCTCGCGGTCAATGCTTCAGCGGGAACCGGCCTCTACGGATCGGGCGCTAACAACTACGTCGATCCCGCATGGGACATCCTGAAGGGCCTCGGCCTGAACGTGGATGGCTTGGGCGCAAAGGGCGGTGGCAAGACCATCGCGAACAACACCTTCTCCAACGCCTCCATGAAAATCCTAGGCGCAGTCAGTGCGGGTCCAATCGGCGGATTGGTCGGTAACACGGTCGAAGAGCAGGAAAGCTCCATCTTCATCGACAAGACCGCCCTGCGTGACGCAGCGAGCGGCAAGCTCTCCAAGCAGGGCTTCACATGGGCGACACGTCCAGGCGAGACCGGCCAATCTGCCGTGCCTATCACAGAGGCCATCGCAACGCCTTACGACGCTAGCCAGGAGCTTAAGAAGCTCACCAGTGCAGGCATCCCAACCGACATTCAGAAGACGTTCCCGAACGACATCAACCGCTCGCGCTTCCGCTTCAACATGGTCCTTCTTCAGACCAGCAAGAAGGGCAACCAGAGCAACGCGACTGTCGTGCTTGGTGCAGACTTCAAGCGCATCACAGACACTTCATGGACTCCTTATGCGAACTGGACCTTCAACGGCAAAACCAGCACGGGTGCCCAGCGCGAGATTCAGGTGATTGCTCCGAATTGGAAGACCGATGAGGAGTGGCAAGTTCGCATCTATCGCGTCACCGAGGACAGCACCGACGACAAAATCCAGAACGCAACGACGTTCAACGGCTGGGTCGAGATCATCGACAAAGACCTAGCCTATGACGGTACGGCGGACTCACCGCCTACAGCGCTATTCGGTGCAAGCATCGATGTCAGCCAGTTCGACAGCGGCTCCAAGCCCGAGATCATCCTACGCAGCGCAGGCCGAAAGGTCCGCGTTCCTCATGTCGTTGGCTCCTATTGGGATGGATCATGGGACACCAAAGTCACAGCCAATCCGGTCTGGATTTGGTTCGACATGGCGACAGACAAGCTCGTCGGCGGTGGCCTCTCCGACACATGGTTCAACCGCTTTGAACTCTACGAGATCGCGCAGTTCTGCGACCAACTCGTCAATGGTCGTCCGCGCTTCACGCTGAACAAGCAATTCACCGACAGCAAGGAACTCTGGCAGCAGCTACGCGAAGTCGCGCAGTCCTTCATGGCCGTGGCCTATTGGAACGGTTCGTCGGTGTCGCTTGTGCAGGACACGCCAAACGCGACGGTCAGCCACTATATCACGAACACGATGGTTGAAGATGGCGCGTTTGCGTACTCGTTCACCGATCACATCGAGCGCTTCAACGAAATCCTTGTCGAGTACGACGACCCAACGCAGTTCGGCGCGAAGGGCATTGCACCTTGGCAGGATGACGCGGCGATCACTCGCGCCCGCGCGCTCAACTTCCCCAACGATGGGAAGATCACAAACACGATCTACAAGACCGGCTGCACCAACGCACAGGAGGCCTATGACTGGGCTCGCCTGCTTGGGTATGCCTCGCAGCGGGAAGTTAGGAACGTCGCGTTCGCCGCGCCTATCGCGGGCTCCACCTACTTCCCTGGCCAGATCATCGAAATCGACGACATGAACGTGTCGGGCAAAGAGCCCGTGGGTCGTGTCGCACGCATCATCGACGCTGACCATATCGAGCTAGACGCTCCCGTGACCTTGGAAGCGTTCAAGTCCTACACCCTACGCATCGTCGGTGAGACCGTCCGTTCGATCTCGCTGCCAATGCTCACCGTGACCACGAAGAGCGCCACTATCAACGCTCCTGCTCACGGCGCGGTCGTTCAAGCTCCGGTCGGATTGATCGAGCTTGGCACGGGTCCACAGCCACAGCGCTTCCGCATAATCGAAGTGAGCGAAGCCGGTCCCGCGAAGTACGAGGTCAAGGCGCAGCAGAGCATTATCGGCAAGTGGGAAGAGGTCGAACAGCACGTCCCTGTTCCAATCCCAGATTGGACAAACCGTGACACGTCGGTTCGCGCTCCAACGAACATCGTGTTCACGCCGCACGCGGCAGAAGACGACATCACGGGCTCCTATACGTCACTCGAAATCTCATGGACCGGCCTGCCAACCGGCGCGCTCGTTCGCGAGTACGTCCTTGAAGCAACCATGCCCGATGGCGGTGTTTCAGTCGAACTCTACAGAGGCGCAAACACGGGCTTTACGATCTCGCGTGCGCCTCCTGGCCTCTACGTCGTGTCGGTCAAAACGATAAATATGCTTGGTGGCAGCAGCGAGCCTCTGTCTGGAAGCTACGTGCTTTCGACAGGCGATGAACTCGTCTTCCCACCAGTCTTTATAGGGTTTGATTGATGGGCGCATGATCGTTGAATTTGTAGGCAGGAACCTCCGTGTTCGTTGGAGTGAGAACCCACTAAACGCCGGGATTGGCGTTCGCGGATACCAGCTTGAATTTGACGGTACTGACGGGACGATCACGCACTTCGTTGACGCCTCGAAATTCCAGTCTGAAATCGGCGGCGTTCGCAACTACGCGGACACGCTGCTCTTCGAAGACCTCCTATCGGTCGGCGTTACGCGCTCTGTCGTGGTCCGCCTTAAGAGCCAATCGTCAAGCGGCAAGTTCTCCGCGCCGGTAACGATCACCGCTCAGAACCCCGCACCAGAGCTAAGCGCTCCAACGATCACCCCATCATTCAGCGGCTTTGACGTTCGCATCACTGCGCCAAACGCGCGCGATCTCGCGGGCTACATCATCGCGGTTGGAACGTCGTCTTCGTTTGCACATACCAACCCCGTCAATTGGGTCCACAACGGACCAGACACGTCGGTTGTCGTCGCTCTTCCTGACACCACCATTAGATATGTCCGCGTCGCCGCGTATGACGTATTTGGCACCGATGCTCTGATCTGGACGACCGCTCAATCGGTCATGAAGATGACAAGCGATCTCTCAGAGATCGTATCCGGTGTCGATGAGCTTCACGACCAAGTTGCGGTCCTGAATGCCGACGCGATCATCAACGCGCAACTACTCGTCGATGCAGCCGAACAGAACATCAAGACGCAATTGAACCTCGACGATCAGGTGGATTACTGGATCGACTTGGGACACCTAGAAGGCATTCCCATCGGCAGCATTGTCGAGGAAACGCGCACCAAGACAGACGAGCTAGTCGAGGTTCAAAACCGCTATCTGGTGAAGACTGCCGATGGCCTGGGAGTGAGCATCGACCTCACGAAGGTCATGGTCGGTCCAACAGAGTCGCTATCGCAAAGGCTGAACACCATCGCGGCCGATACAGGCGCGGATGTCAGCGCGGCAATTGAAGACCTCAACCAAGCCCTGACAACCAAAATCAACGCTGAAGCGACAGCAAGGCAGACTCTTCAAACGGACTTTGAAGGGAATCTCGCGAGCGCTGTTTCGACGACCAAGGCCTATAGCGACAACAAGCTCACGACGACGCTGAACAGCTACGCGACCCTAAGTCTCGTGAACGGGAACAAGAGCGCGGCAGATAGCTCGATCTCGACACTGACGACGAACCTATCCGCCGAAGTGACCGCGCGCATTCAGTTGGCAACGACCGTTGGAAACAACAAGTCATCTGCCGATAGCTCGATCTCAACCCTGACCACGAACCTAGCGGCTGAAGTCACAGCCCGAACCAATCTCGCAACGACGGTCGGCACGAACAAGTCGAACGCAGACGCGCAACTGCTCGTCCTAACGACTGCAAAGGACGCACAAGCATCGCAGCTTTCCACCCTTCAAACGACGGTCGCGGGTCACACGGCAACCATCGCAACAAATGACACCGCATTCACGACGGAGAAGGCCGCACAGGCGACCCGTAACAGCGTGATCGATGCGAAGTTCAACGGCACAACGAGCAGCACGATCTACACCGCTGCTCAAGCGGCAGCGACACAGGCATCGGCTGTTGCGACCACCCTGAACCAAATGGGCGTGACGATCGGTCAAGGCAGCGCCTGGGCCATCGACAGCAACAAGGTCTCGGTGTCCGCGACGGAAAGCCTAGCGACGCGCCTAACGAGCATCAATTCTGAGATGGGTACGAAAGCGACACCGAGCTATGTCAGTGCTCAGATCAGCACGGCTATCAGCACGGCGACGGGTCCTGGCAGTTCGATTGCGACCTCGCTGTCGAACTTGTCCTCCACCGTTGGCGGCCAAACAGCGTCGATTACGACCCTGCAACAGGTCCAGAACGGCAACAGTGCTCTCTACGGATGGAGCCTTAATAGCGGCGGTATTGCGGTCGGTATGAAGGCCCTGAACAACGGGTCGGCCGGTACGAATGCGATCATCTTTTCAACCGACAACTTCTACGTCAACACGCCCGGCGGCAACTTGCCCCTGCTGGCGATCAGCAACGGCAGGATGGTGTTCACGGGTAACGTGGACATCAACGGCAACCTGATTGTCAGCGGTTCGATCACAACGAACGGCATCGCAATCGGTGCGGTTTCAAGCACGGTCGCGACTTCAGGTAACTACAACGGCGGCTTTGGTAACAGCGGGAACACCGCTCAAGTCGCAACGCTCACGTTGGTTTCAACCGGCAAGCCAATCCTGATTTCGGGCATGTATAGCGGCATGTTGGTTTCGGGTCCGTCATGGATCAACGCTACCGGCATCATCACTCGCAACGGCACGACGATTCTCGAAAGCGCCGCTTACGCGCCTCGTAGTGGTCGATACACGCTACCATTCCAGATCGTCGATAATCCCGGCCCTGGGACATGGACTTACAATATCCACGACACCGTAGGTACGGGCGGTTACAACGCTTTCTACTTCTACGCTCTGTCGGCAACGGAGCTAAAAGTATGAGCAATTCGACCGTCGTTTTTCACTTCGAAGATGGGACCACAATCGGCTCAACGATCTGCCCGCCTGACATGGTTGAACTGCAAACCAATCCCGCCGCGTTCGGACAAATTGTCCTCCCATCGGAGTTCAAGGGCGATCTATCTCAGCACTACGTTAAGGGCGGAAAGCTGCGTCGTCTCACGAAAAGCATGGTCGCCGTTCGCGGGCAAACCGACGCCTGGAAGGACCTTCGCAACGCGCGCGATCAGCTTCTTCGTGTCGCGGATGAGAACACTATCCCCCTTCGTTGGGCTTCTATGGATGCAGAGAGGCAAGCCGAGTGGATGACATATCGTCAAGCGCTATTGGACCTGCCCGCCAACACGACCGATCCCCTGCACCCGATCTGGCCAACCCCTCCTGCGTAAGTCGGAACGGTAAATACCGGAAAGAAACCTCGCGAGGTGCCATCCGGTATGACTATCACCACCAACGAAATGCTTGCCGATCTTGGCGGGCGCATTGTCGATCTCATCCAAGAGAATCTGACGCCCCCGCAGTTCATCACCGCGCTTAGCGGTCTGGCGACCAATTGGGATGGTGGAACACTGTCAGCCGTTGGTCTGGGGCGCCAACTCTCCGACAGCATCGAAGCTCGTAACCGCTGGGTCGATCAGGCTTCCGCATACTTCCAGGGCACCGCGACAGGCGGACCAAACAGCGACGGCAAGTACCCGTTCACGACACGCACAGGCGCGACCGTTTCGATGGAATGTCCAGCCAAACTAGCAGCCATGGTCACGGGCCCATCGGAGAGCGCTCAAGCCTATGCTGCATCTGCTCTTGCTGCTCGCGATGTCATTCTAGGGAAGGTCGCTGAAGCAGCGGCATCCGCGACCGCAGCGGCAGGCAGCGCTACGGCGTCAGCAGGTAGCGCAACAGCGGCAGCAGCTAGCGCCACGACAGCCGGTACGGCGAAGACCGCTTCTGAGACAGCTCGCGATGTCACGCAGGGCTATCGAGACACCACCCTAACGGCCAAGACCGCGACCGAGACGGCACGCGATCTAACCCTCACATACCGCGACGGCGCACTAACGGCTAAGGACGCCGCGGTGACTGCTAAGACGGCTTCTGAGAGCGCGCGTGACGCAGCTATCGCAGCGGCATCGTCCGTTGATACCACGGCCATCAACAACAACCTGGCCCTCAAGTTCGACAAGGGCGGCGGGACGCTGACAGGCGACCTCTACCTGACGGCCAGCGGTTCGCAGTCTCCCGGCTTCCACCTCAAGGCAAACGGCATGGGAACCGACGCGAAGATCAGCCGCGCCTACTCACAGGGCGGACTCTTCACGTTGGACTTCGTGAACGACGCCTACACGGCGGCGCAGCCATTCCTGACCGTTGGACGCTCGGGCACCACGCCTCAGGCAATCAACCTGTTCGGTACATCGCTGAGCTTCAACAGCACGGCGATCACGACCGCAACGACTCTGGCGAGCGGACTAGCGACCAAGCAAAACACCCTCGGCTTCACACCGGTTCAACAAGGTACAGGCGTCGGTCAAACCACCAACGTAATCAAGTTGGGCTGGTCCAACGAGGGCAAGCTGAAGGCAACGATCGATGCGACTGACCAGGGCGCTATCGTGTTTGAAAGCGCGCTGACTTGGACAAACCTATCCGGCAAGCCGTCGAGCTTCGCGTCGGATTGGTCCACGCTCACAAGCAAGCCATCGACCTTTGCCCCATCGGCTCACACTCACGTCATTGCCGATACGACCGGACTTCAGGCCGCGCTTGATGCGAAGCTCGCGACCACAGGGTTCACCTACACAGCGCTACCGGGCAAGCCGTCGCTCTACCCAACCGACACGGCCAACGTCTCAGGTCTGACAGCAGCCCTCGCACTCAAGGCAGACGCCTCGGCGTTGACTAGCGGTCTTGCCGCCAAGGCTCCAATCGCCAGTCCGCAATTCACGGGCACGGCTAACATCACAGGTGCAGCAGCAACGACACGACTTTTTGGAGCTCAGACAGCTGGTGTCCTGCGTTGGATGTGGGGTGCGGCTGCAGACACCGAAAGCGGCTCCAATGCGGGTTCAAATTGGGCGCTCTACAGCTACGCGGACAATGGCGCGTTTATCGGTACTCCGATCTCCGTGACCCGTGCGTCCGGCGCAGTTACGTTCGCGGGAGCCGCGACGTTCAACAGCACCGTATCCATCGGCGGCGCTACGCCTTGGACATCGGCCAACTTCACGCCTTCCACCAAGCTCGATACGTCGGCCTTCACGTGGGCAAACCTGAGCAGCAAACCAACGACATTTGCGCCTTCGGCTCACACTCACGCCACGTCTGAGATTACCGGCTTAGATACTGCCCTTGCGGGGAAAGCTGCCCTGTCGGGCGCGACCTTCACTGGTGCAGTCGCCATGAACTCGACCCTCGCGGTCAGTGGAAACGTCCGTGCGATTAGCACGGGCGGCACGGGACAGTTTACCGCTGTCAGCGGCAATACAATGGCCGGGTTCTACCAAGACAGCACGAATTTCTACCTTCTGAAGAGCGCGACTTCTAACACCACGTTCGACGGGCATCGACCTATTGTGGTCAGCCTCTCGACGGGTTCGGTGACCATCGACGGCACAGGCGCTGGCGGCACTCAGGTTGGCGGTACATTGGGCGTCACCGGCACGCTCAATTGCGCCGGTGAAATCTACACACCCGGCTGGATCAGGCTAACGGGCAACCAGGGCATGTACTGGAATGCCTGGGGCGGCGGTTGGACGATGACCGACAGCACGTGGATGCGGTCATATGGCGACAAGTCCATCCTGACGGGCGGCAACATCCAGTGCGCGATGTGGACCGTGACTTCCGACGAACGCCTGAAGACCGACATCAAGCCGCTGACCAACGGCAGCGAGATCATCTACGGAACGAACGTCTATTCGTTCATCAAGGGCGGTCAACGCATGTGGGGTGTCCTGGCTCAAGAAGCCCAGGCAAATCCCCTCACTGAGGTTCTAGTCAACGAAGGCGGGCAGCTTCTACCAGACGGCAGCGGCAACGCCCTGACCGTCGATAGCATGGGCTACGTCTATGCCCTGATCGACACGGTCAAGGAGCAGAACGCTCGCATTGCGGCGCTAGAAGCGAGGCTCGCATAATGACCATTCCAACGACCGGTTCATTCACCTCGGAAACCGTCAGAGCAGAGTGGGGTTACGGCTTGCCGTATAACTCCGAGAATCTGAGGGCGACCCTTGGCTGGGGAGCGTTCAACTCCGACCAAATTCGCGGGCTGTCGTCCTACGATCCGAACGCAGACGGTATCTCTTGGCCAAACGCATACGACAGCAATTTCGGAACGGCAGGGGCAGCCAGCTCGGGAACCGTCACGGGCATCAACGCTGCGATCTCAGTCACGGTCGCGATCTCGTCACCCTGCACTGTGCGAAAGCGCATGTACCTGTCTTGCGGCGGCACGGTGATTGCCGACACCACCACGGGCAGTTCGTGGACCTTCAACGTCACCAACGGGCAGACCATCAGCATCTCGTTTGGCTGTACCCAGCAATACAGCCCGAAGCAATTGAACACGCTCTGGCAGGGCACCTGCACGATCACCAACAACACCACGGGCGGAAGCATGGGCTCGTTCGACTTCAACATCCTCGCAGAGGCAGAAGACCCCGGTTTCTAACCCAACGATAAGGAGAGCCAGACAATGGCCATCACATACACCTGGAATATCACTAGCGTTTGGCGTTCCGACGAGGGCGCAGTCACGAAGCTCAGCGGCGACCTATACGGCGGTTCTGAGGGCGTGATTTCCGGCCTGCCGTTCACCGTTGAACTCGGCCCCGTCGATCCAGAGAACTTCGTCGCCTTCGAAGACCTGACACCCGAAATCCTAAGCGGATGGGCTGAGCAGGAAATGGGCGGTCAGCGCTTCCGCGACATGAAGGCGCAAATTGCAGCGACCCTAGACGCCATGATTGCGCCTGTAGCGGTGCCAATGAGCCCGCCTTGGGTTGCTCCGCCTGAAGAGCCTGAGGCCCCTGAGGAGACGCCTGAGGGCGACGGCGAGCCTGCCTAAGGGCACGGTCTAGCTAAATATGGCTATGAAACTGCACCTGTCCGCCGCCTGGGTCTGGCTAAAGCCCATCGTCACCAAGAAGGGAACATGGGCTTTGGTCCTGACCTTCGCCGCATCCTCGTTCGGCGTCTTCAAGCTCGAACAGGTCGATGGCCTCTCTAACATCGTGTCGGGCGCAATCACGCTGCTCTCGATCCTGCTGGGGGGCTAACGGGTCATGTCGGGGGAAAGCAACAAACCAAGGATCGACTGGACGTTTCCAATCTGGAGCTTCATCGGCATCTTCGGCCAAGGCCTGCTCGTCGTTTGGTGGGCTGCTGGGATGAACGCATCGGTCAACACCACGGCGCAGAGAGTCGATAAGCTGGAAGGCCGAATGACGGTCGTGGAGGCCAATTCAGCCCAGACTAACGCGACGCTTGCGCGGATCGATGAGCGGCTGACATGGATCATGGACGAGCTAAAGGGCCGCAAGTCCAAGTAGGGTTGCACAAAGGAAACACGCAAAGGCCTCGTCGGAAACGGCGAGGCCTTTTCCTTGACGATTAGCTAAGCGCCTTGAGTGTTCAACAGGTATAGAATTGGTAAACTGACTAATTGAGCATTAACTATAGATAATTGTTGCGGCATTCAGAACCCGTGGTAGTCGTGAATTGTCGAAATGACGTTCATTGGCTCCCGACTGATAGTCGAAGGGGTCGGCCCTATAGCCAGTTTCAATCCTGGCCGGCTGCCACGTTTTGTGGCGGTCAGCTTAGGAGCCAACATGAACTATAATTTCGATGACGGTACGGCTATCCAGCGTGTTCTGGACGCGAGCGAGCAATCGTTCTCCGACGACACGATGGATGCCCATATCAAGGAAGCACAGGAAGCCGTTACCGGCAAAGCAGGGTTCGACAGCAATGTCGCTCTCTACGGTCGGGACTGGTTGATTGGGTTTCTGGCGTTCGTCTATGCTTTTGGCATGACGTTTCGATCCACTTGGAAGCAGTCCAAAAAGCTGCTTCACGCTTGGTCGATCCGGCAGATCAAGAAGCCCAAGGCGAGCGCGAACGTGTGGTATCCAACCCTCGTTCTGCTGACCGGTCATTTCTCTACGACCGATGAGCAGGTTGAGGTTGGTGAGAAGGGCAAGAAGAAGACTAAGCAGACGAAGTTCCATCGGCACGAATCGCTTCCCAGGTATGCCGGTACGCTGGCCTACATGGAGCAGCAAGGAGTTCCGATCTCGGACGCTGTTCAGTATCTCACTGAACATACTCCGAGCGGTTTGCTGAAGAAGTACCAGGACGGGCTCGACAAGAGCAAGAAGCGGAAGACCTTCAGCAACGACGACTTGGCGCTGGTAGACAAGATCACCCGCTTGGGTTCGATCTCGTTGAAAGCGAAGCCGGTGGAAGCCGGTGAAACCGATTTCGTCGAGGCCATCTGCGTCTGGGAAAACGACCAAGTGCGTATCGTCGGGTTCCTCAAGGACTCTGGCTCGCGCGCTCGGAACCGGGCAATCGCCCTGGCGAAGGAGCAGGCTGAAAATGCCGAAACCGACGCCGAGGTGGATGAGTTCTTCGAAGCCAACAAGACCACCGTAGCCTAACAAATGGCCCCAGGAGCGATCCTGGGGCCATTATTCGTTCTACTTGGCCACCCTGAAGATCGGCACATAGACCTCGCCCTTGGCAGCAGCTTTGCGGACCTTCTCGCGCTGGCGCCAGTTGTAGGCGTTGTCGGCGTCGGACAGCTTCTTTTCCTTCTCAGGCGCCCCGACCTTGCGCGGCTCCGAAATACCGGTTTCCAACTTCTCGATTTTAGAGCCGGGGAATTTGCTCTGAAGCCATTCCGCAGAGCCTCGGCTCATCACCATCACCGTGACCGGTGCGACCGCCTTATCGTCGCGGAGAGAGCAGCGCATCATCGCCTGATACTCGGTCTGATACGAGATCATCGCTTGCGCGGTGTCGTTGTCGATCCTGAGTTTGGCGAGGAATTTGTAGACCTGTGGATAGTAGTTCAGGGCGCTCAGCAGCACGACGTTATGGACCCTGCGATATTCAGCCCGGTCCAAGCCATGGGCCATGGCTGGCAGTTTGAGCGTGCTACGCATTAGGCTGGAATCGTGGTCCTCGTTGGCGTGCCAAAGGTAGCTGCGACCATCGAAATAGGCCTCCGCGAAAGCGACCACGCTCTCCATAACAGTCCCATCGTCAAGGTCGGTATCTGCAAAGCGCCCGCTCCAAGGGCGGTCGAACAGGTAGCTAATAGTCAAGCGCGAGCCGTTTGTGTGGGTGGTATAGAGCAGGCTCTTCGTGATGACCGGATGCTCTTCCCAGGTCACGTCCATCAGCTTTTCCCACATCACGAACAGCGACGTTTCGTGCGCGTTAGCGCCCATCATCGTGACCGACTTGAAGCCCTTAACGAACGTGTCGTTCAGCACGGCATAGAAATCCACGTGACCCTGTGTCGATGGATTGGTGATCAGGTCTTCGTATTTTTCACTGTCGACAAGTACGATGCGGTCTGGATCGGTGATGGCGCGCAACAGCTTGTTGAACGTCGCTAGCACCTGATCGTCGGTCTCGTTGTCGATCATCGTTTGGATCGCAGCAGCATTCCCAGGCCTCACGACTGCGATGCCGGGCTTGATCTCATATGTGACGTCTAGGTGGTCGGTGATGATGGCGTGCGACTTGGCGATCTTCGTCGGCATGTGTTCGAAGCCGCTTGGGATTTCATCGACGATCAAGTCCCAGAACTTACGGAAAGCGCCGTTCAGGCGCTTCAACGCGACGTGGGAAATGATGAGAACCTGGCCTTCGTCGGGTACGAGCGAGCGCATGAATTCTTCGATCTCAGGCATGACCGACTTGCGAGACGACTTCGCATAGATGAGCTTTACCCGTGGCTTGTCGGGGTGACGAAGCAAGTCATCACGGGTCTGCTTCATCAGATTCTTGGTGTTTTGGGCGATGAGGATTTTGTGGCCTTTGGCAGCGAGTTCGCCGCTCATCTTGACCGTGGCGAACGTCTTGCCCGCACCTGCGGGAGAGCCCGCCATATAGAATTTGGTGTTCAT